TGCCACAAGAGTTAGTGCGAATGGCTGGCAAGGCGATCACCCCGAACCCGGACTTTTGGGATTGGATGATGGGCTGGCCGATTGGAAGCAGCGCATTGCAGCCGCTGGAAATGGCCAGATTCCGCGAGTTCGTGCAGCAGCATGGAGAATACTGATGGATGCGTTTCCCACATGACCACCGTCGCCACACAAGCCGACTTCGCCCGCCGACTCGGCGTCTCCCGCAGCCACGTCACCGGCCTCAAGCACGCCGGCCGCCTCGTCCTCACCGACAACGGCCTCGTCGACGTCGACGCCTCCATCGCTCGCATTGACGCCACCCGCGACCCCAACCGCGACGACGTCGCCAACCGCCACGCCGCCGCCCGCGAACGCCTGCAAGCCAACACCCCGCCAGCCACGCCAGCCCGCCACGCAACAGACAACCGCCAGACCGCCACCACGCCCGCAGCCCGCCAGCCAGCACCGCCAGACGCCGCCAATCACGCCGACCCCGACGAGAGCATCAGCTACCAGGCCGCCCGCACCGTCAAAGAACGCTACGCCGCCAAAACCGCCAAACTCGAGTACGAGCGCGCCATCGGCCTACTCGTCGAACGCGCCGCCGTAGAAGCCGCCGTCGAAGACATCATGACCACCGTTCGCCAATCCCTCGAACAGCAACCGCACCGGCTCGCCCCCCTGCTCATCGGCAAAGACCTCGACGCCATCCGCGCCACCCTGCGCCAGGAAACCGCCCACATCCTCGGCGCCATGGTCGCCGACTTCGCCGCCCGCCTCGCCCAGCTCGCCGACCCCACCGCACCATGACCATCACAACCACCGCGCCGCGCACCCAGTCGCCACAGGCCGCTGCCAAGCCACCAGCGCACCGACTCGCCCTGCGCCTCGCCCTGCGCGCCGCCGAGCGCGCCATGCGCCCCAAGGTGAGCCTCACCGTGTCCGAGTGGGCCGGAGCCAATCGCATCCTCTCCGAAGACGGCAGCCCCGAGCCCGGCCCCTGGAAAAACGCCCGCAATCCGCACCTCGTCGAAATCCTCGATTGCCTGTCAGAAGACGCCCCGCACCACCTGGTGGTCTACCAAAAGCCATCCCAATTCGGCGGCACCGAAGTCGCCAGCAACTTCCTGGGCTACATCATGACGCACGCCAAAGGCCCCGTCGCCGTCGTCATGCCCACAGACAAAGCCATGGCCGACTGGATGTCGCAGAAGTTCGACCCCATGGCCAAGACCACCCCGGCCGTCGCTTCGGTCCTCCGCTCCCGCAGCAATAAATCCGGCGACAACAGCGCCCACCGCAAGAAATTCACCGGCGGCATCCTCTACGCCAAGACCGCCGGCAGCACCGCCGACCTGAAGAGCACGTCCCTGCGCTACGCCATCGCCGACGAATGCGACGAATACGACTGGACCACCAACCAGGGCGACCCCCTTGGCCTCCTCCAGGTGCGCCTGACCGCCTTTCACGATCACAAACTGTTCGCCGTCTCCTCCCCAACGCTCACCGACGCCAGCCAAATCGCCGACCTTTACCTCGCCGGCGATCGACGCCAGCGCCACGTACCTTGCCCGCACTGCGACGAATACCAGACCCTCAAGTGGGCCAATCTCCGCTGGACCAGCAACCCCACGCACCCCACCCACATCGCCCGCGCCTGGTACGTCTGCGAACACTGCGGCAGCGAAATCGACGAGCACCACAAGACCGCCATGTTCGCCCGCGGCCGCTGGATCCCCGAAGCGCCTGGCGCCCCGTATCCATCGTTCCAAAACTCAGCCCTCTATTCCCCGATCGGCCTCGGCCGCTCCTGGGTACAGCTCGCCATCGAATGGATCGAAGCCCAGGGCGACCCCCGCAAGCTCATGCGCTTCATAAACACCCGCCTCGCCGAGACCTACGCCAACCGCTCGCGCGACATCAAGCCCAACACCCTGCAGGCCCGGGCCGAGCCCTACCCGCTGCGCACCATCCCCGTCGGCTGCCTCGTCCTCACCGCTGGCGTGGACACCCAGGACGACCGCCTTGAAATCCACATCGTCGGGCACGGCCGCGCCGACCGCACGTGGACGATCGACTACCACATCCTGCCCGGCAACCCAGCCGACGAATCCCTCTGGGACACCCTTACCGACTACCTCGCCCGCCCAATCATCAACGCCTTCTGCCGCGAAATGCGCGTCGAAGCCACCGCCATCGACTCCGGCGGACACCACACGCACGCCGTCTACCAGTACGTCCGCCGGCGCCGGCTCCGCCACGTCATGGCCATCAAGGGCGCCAGCACAGCCGGCCGCCTCATCCTCGGTCGCCCCGTCGCCCAAGACGTTACATGGCGAGGCGTCACCACCAAAAAAGGCGTCATGCTCTACCTCGTTGGCACCGACACCGCCAAACATCTCCTCTACACGCGCCTCCTCGCCGACGCTGACAAATCCCCGAAAGATCGCAAAGTTCACTTTTCCGACGAACTCCCGACCGATTACTACGAACAGCTCGTTGCCGAGACCTTCAACCCCACCAAAAACCAGTGGGTAAAGAAAAAATCCAAGCGCAACGAAACCCTGGACACCTGGGTATACGCCATCGCCGCCAGCCACCACCCCGAGCTGCACTTGCACAAGTGGAAAGCCGGCGACTGGACCCGCCGCGCCCTCATGGTCGAGCCTCCAAACGTGGAGCCCGGCGACCCTGCCGCAGACATAGCCGCCGCCGAGCCGTCGCCAGCCAGCTCGCCACCCGAGCCGGCAGCCACCCAAGCGCCTGCCGCCGCCCGCAAGCGCCGCGTCATCCAGCGCCCGCCAGCCTTTCCCACCCGCTGACCGAAAGCCCACCATGATCACCACCACATTCGACGTCCGCAACGCCCTGGCCGCCCTCGACGGCATCCGCGCCGAGGTCGCCGACAAGGCCCTCGTCCGCGCCCTGAACAAGACCGCCGACCAGGCAAAGGTCCAAGCCTCCCGAGCCATTCGCGACGCCGGCTACAAGATCAAGGCCGGCACCATCAAGGCCTCCATCACCATCGCGCGCGCCACCGCCACCACCCTCACGGCCAGCGTCATCGCCAAAGGCAAGCGCATCCCGCTGGTCGAATACACCGCACGCCCCGTCAAGCCCGGCGTCACCGTCGCCGTAAAGGAAGGCCGAAAACTCGTCCGTGGCGTCTTCTTCGCCACCATGCCCACCGGCCACCGTGGCGTCTACGAGCGCGACACCCGCCGCGGAAGCAAGCGCGTCCCCTACCAGCGCAACGGCAAGCGCAACACCAAGCAGCTCCCCATTCGCGAGCTCTACGGCCCATCCATCCCCCAGGCCTTCGTCAACGCCACCGTTCAAGACGCCATCCTGACCGGCGTCCGCGAACGCTTCCCCGTCATCCTCGCCCGCGAGCTCGCCTACGTCCTGTCCAAAACCAAGTAACCCCCGCCGCCGCCAGCCACCGCCCAGCGCCCACCCCGGAACCCCCCATGAGCCAATTCTTCAGAGACCTCGCCAAGCAGATCATCCGCGCGCCGGCGTTCCTCGAAACGCTCACCGACCTGATGGCCAGCGAAATCGAGAACCAGCTCCGCGCCGCTGCCGGCGGCGATCGCATCTACATCCCCAAAACCACCAGCCTTGAAGACAAGCACACCCGAAACCAGATGATCCGCGCCCAATTCACCGGCGCCAACCTCGACACCCTGGCCAGCCACTACTCCCTCACCGTCCGCCAGGTCCGCCGCATCGTCGCGCAACGCGCCAAAACGCCGTAAGGCACACGTGACACCCCCGCCTGCCAATGTCCCCTAGCTCGCCCCATCCTGCACGCTGACCCATCCCCCAAAAGCCCAGCGCGCTACCGATGACCCCCCCAACCACCGAGCCCAGCCGCGTCACCGCAGGCGACACCATCGCCTGGACCAAGAGCCTGCCCGACTCCCCGGCAAGCTCCGGCTGGATTCTCAAGTACCGCCTCATCAACGCCGCCGGCAAGATCGACATCACCGCCACCGCCGCCGGCAACGACCACGCCGTCAGCGTCCCCGCCGCCACCAGCGCCGCCTGGCCCGCCGGAACCTACACCGTCACCGCTTGGGTCGAGAAAGGCGCCGAGCGCTACACCGTCAGCGTCTCCGGAACCCTCCTCGTCGAGCCCAACCTCGCCGCCGCTGTCGCCGGTCTCGACACCCGCAGCGAATCCAAGAAGATCCTCGACGCGCTCATGGTGGCCTACGCCGCCGCCGCCGCCTCGCATGCCTACGTTCAGGAATACACCGTCGCCGGCCGCCGCCTCGTCTTCCAGGCCAAAGCCGACTGGCTGCTCGAAATCAACTTCTGGCGCCGCGAAGTCGCCAACGAAGAAGCCGCCTCCCGTCGCCGCGCCGGCCTCGCGGACAGCCGAAAAGTCTACGTGAGATTCTGAGCATGGCCGACCCCTGGTACAACGTCGAACGCGTCTCCCAACCCGGCTCCGTCATCCTGCGCCAATGGAACGCCGACCGCCAGGCCAAGCGCCAGGCCGACGCCATCGTCGCCAGCGCCCGCCAGAGCGCCGCCCGCCAAAGCCAACCCGTCGCCCCCAAGCGCCAACGCGGCCAACGCTCATTCACCGGCGGCCTGCCGTCCCGCCTGACCGCCAACTTCGTCGCCACCAATACCAGCATCGACGCCGACCTGCTCGCCGCGCTCGATACCATGCGAGCCCGCTCGCGCTACCTCGGCGCCAACAACCCCTACGCCGCCAGGTATCTCCGCATGTGCCCCGCCAACGTCGTCGGCGCCCAAGGCTTTACCCTCCAGTGCCGATCGTCAGATACCCGCCTGAACGGAACCGGCGCCGTCTCCGTCCCCGACACCATCGCCAATCGCGCCATCGAATCGGGCTGGGCCGCCTGGGCCCAGCTCGGCGTCTGTGACATCACCGGCCTCCTGTCCTTTGACGACATCTGTCGCGTCAGCGTCCGCAACCTCGCCCAGGACGGCGAATTCCTGATTCGCATCGTCCGCGGCAAGGCAATCAACCGCTTCGGCATCGCCCTGCAGCTCCTCGACATCGACCGCCTCGAAGTCTCCGACAATCGCCGCCTCGCCGACGGCAACATCGTCCGCATGGGCGTCGAGCTCAACCCCGCCGGCCGTCCCGTCGCCTACTGGCTGCGCACCACGCACCCCGGCGACAACAGCCCAGCCGCCCATCCCGGCGTCGTGCGCGAGCGAATTCCCGCAGAAGACGTCTACCACGGGTACATGCCGCTTCGCCCCGAGCAGCGCCGCGGTGTCCCGTGGATGCATTCCGCAATCGAAAGCCTCTACCACGTCGGCGAGTTCGACCAGTCCGTACTCGTCGCCGCCCGCAAAGGCGCCGATACCCTCGGCTTCTTCGTCAGCCCGGACGGCCAGCCGCCAGGCGCCGACGAAGACGGCGAAGCCCCGATCGAAATCAGCGCCCCCGGCACCTTCGACACCCTGCCCGAAGGCTACGACCTGCGCGCCTACGACAGCAAGTACCCCAGCGACGTCTACGGCCCCTTCGTCAAGGACCACCTCCGCCGGGTCGCCAGCGGCTTCAACGTCTCGTACAACGGCCTCGCCAACGATCTTGAAGGCGTCAACTTCAGCTCGATCCGCGCCGGCCTCCTCGAGGAGCGCGAATTCTGGATGGAAGTGCAGGGCTGGTTCATCGGCCGCATTCTCTCCCCGCTCTACCGCGAGTGGCTGCGCATGGCCCTGGCCATGGGCGCCATCGCCATGGAAAACGGCAGCACCCTGCCAGCTACCAAGTACGACAAATTCGCCGCCCACACCTGGCAAGGCCGCCGCTGGCCCTGGGTCGATCCCGAAAAAGACATC